AGGATAGAGAATATTCAAAAATCATCCTAACAACAGACCAAGACTTAATCAAAGATGGCGTACAACCTATTGATAATGAGTTTTTAGAATGGTTTGTTAAGAATCCAAGTTGTAAGTGGGTGGAGGTCAAACCAATACTATCTAATAACGGCAGAGCATTTTATGGTTACAAAATCATCATTCCTCAAGAAGAACCTAAACAAGAAACTCTTGAAGAAGCCATTGAGAGATTAATAGAACTTAATAGACAAGATTCTTTTTATGAAGGTGCTAAATGGCAAGCAAAAAGAATGTATAATGATGCAGAATGTTATAGATTTCTACATGATTTAATGACTGACATTAAATTACAAGGATTAATAATCACAGATGATATTGATTTGAAAAAATGGTTTGAACAACATAAAAAGAAATGATATGCCGTTTGAAATAGGACAACAAGTAAGATTTGATGGCAAAACCTCAACCATTGTCGAAATCATTAAAGGCGGCAAAACAAAAAAGCCAAACAAACAAGGGGGCATAATTACTGGTTACAGAGCAAAGCCTCTTGTTTATAAATTAGACACTGGCTTATTGGTAAGAGGAAAAACATTAATGAAACATAAAAAGAAATAACATGGAAAAAGATTTTGCACCACATCAAGAAGCATTAGAACTAAAACAACTTGGGTTTGATGAAGCCATTTCAACTTATTATAGTTTTCCTGACAATGAATTGTCTTATGTAATGGACGGTCATAGCAAGGTTTCCGTTAGAAGAAATAGTCAGTTTGGTCATGCTGTATCTGCACCAACCTATTCTCAAGCATTTCGTTTCTTTAGAGAGAAGTATGAATTATTTTCTTGGATTGAAAAATTTCATAAAAATGAAACATACATCTTTCAAATACCTCCTGCAAACTTTACAAAAATACAGGGACATTATACTACCTACGAAGAAGCAGAACTCGCTTGCGTCGTCAAGTTGATAGAAATTGTTAAGAAGCAAAACTTGAAAGGATGATTGGCATGGTATTTGTTATTTTTATAGTATGATAACTTATATATACATATTGCAAGACCCTGACACAATGGATGTTAGATATGTTGGAAAAACTACTAATCCAAAAAAAAGATTATATCAACATACCAATAAAAGAGTTCAAGAATACTCAAGAAGAAGGTATTTGTCTAATTGGCTATTAAAACTATTAAATTGTAACAAGAAGCCTATAATGACAATTATAGACCAAACAGATAATGATTGGAAACAACTTGAAATTTATTGGATTGAGCAATTTAAAAATTGGGGGTTTAAACTTGTAAACTTAACAATTGGTGGGGATGGTGTAGAAGGTTATCTTCATACCAAAGAAACAATATATAAGCTTTCAGAAATAATTAGTTGTATATCTCCCGATGGGAAAAAGTATTCAGGTAATTGTAAAGAAATTGCAAGTATAATTGGAGTTTCTCATTCAGCTATATACAATGTACTATACAAGTCAATAACAGGTAAAGTAAAAGGATGGCATAGTTTTAAAATGCATAGTCCAAATGAAAAGTACTTGAGTAATTTAAAAGTAATAGAGCAATGTAAGCCTAAAATATCTGATTTATGTAAGCAAGTATCTGCAAATAATTGTAAAAGATTATTTAGTAAACCAATAATTCAATATGACAAAGAAGGTAATATAGTATGTGAATACGAATCACTTTCTGAAGCATCGAGACAAACAAGTATAAATGCTCAAAATATATCAGCAGTTTGCTTAGGTAAAAATAAGTCAGCAGGTGGATATAAATGGAAATATAAAAAAACTAATTGAAATCGTAAAACAAAAACAAGCATGACACACATTGAACAATTACATTTAGATGCTATGATTGTAAAAGACCTACAAGCAGCATCCAAATCAGCAGAAATAACAGAGAATATAGCTATTGAGTTTGCTCAATGGATAAAAACATATTGTATAGTTGATTGGGATGTTGCAGATAGAAGAGTTTATATATTTGATAATAAATTTTTTTATGGTGAAAAAGAACTATTCCAAGAATACTTAAAAACTAAAGAAAATGACAAATCCAAATGATTCAGCGACAGGTTTTGCATGGTCGCAAGAACAATCAGGAACAAGTGGTTTAACCAAACGTGAATACTTTGCAGCAATGGCTATGCAGGGATTACTATCTAATCCCAATACAATTTTTGAAACACAATATGCAGTAATCATTGCCGATGCCCTAATCGCAGAACTTAACAAAAAAACAAACAATGACACACCCAATAATTAAAACAGACAACTATCTACTTGTTGTAGATGAATCAGAGATTAAAGAAGGTAAAAAAACAATAACATGGCACAACAGAAACCAAATAAAATAGAAGTAGAAATCGAATATATTGACCATTTATTTGATTCAGAAGGGAATCATATATCTGTTGAACCATATTATTTGGCTTCAATAAATAAATATAAAATGATTGTAAAAGCCGATAGCATTGCAAATTGTTTCAAGGAATTATCTACAAGCAAATTTGTAGCTGATACATACGAAAAACTAAAACAGAAATAACATGGCACAACTAATAGCAACAATAGCGTTATCCCTAAGTATAATTTTACTACAACACTTATATAATTGGGTAGCAAGACGGTTATGGGAAAATGAAAAACAAGATGGCATAGTCGCTTTGTTTTTAATTACATTAATAAACATTATTTTTTGTGTTGTACTTTTGAATTTAATAATCTCTATAAACAAATAACATGGCACAACAGACAGTTAAAAAATGCTGGAATTGCATATATAAGGGTGTATCATTTAAGATAGGAAATCTTACTCACAATCATTGTTATTCTCCTACTTATGAAAACCAACACCAACAAGGAATTGATGTTAGTCCATGGGAAACCCTAAGAGTATTTTCAGATACTTGCGATGAACATAAACTAAAACAGAAATAACATGGCACAACAGACACCTGACCCGAAGTTAATTGATTCTATGGCTATGAGATATAGACATGATTTTGGGCTTTTAGAAGAACCACATAAAGAAGCCATACGAACTACTATGAAACAATTATGGGAAGAAGTAGTTGGATTGGGATTTTATAAAGATGAGAAATTCGGAAATTCCGAACAGTTGGCACAACAGACAGCGGTGGAGTGGTTAGTAGACCAAGTAGAAGATTTTATTGGTTTAATACCAATAGATATTATTCAACAAGCCAAAGAAAAGGAATTTCGGCAGCATGGGTTGTTTCTACATTGGGTTATAAAACACTACTCTACTGAAACTATTGATGGTATGTTTGCATGGGTAGATTCTATGGGAAAGGAAGTAACAGTTAGAGAAATAGTAGAACACTATTATAAAGAAACCTATAAACCAGAATAACATGGCACAACAGACAGTGGTGGAGCTCACCTATTTGGAAGATTGCAGTATGATTTCTAATTGGAAATATCTATTAAAGATATTAGAAATGAAAGAAAAAACCTATCAAGAAAGGGGTAAATTTGGTAGAACACTTAGAACAAACAGCAAAAACCTAAAAACCAAATAACATGGCACAACAAAAAAACAAAATTTATCTAATACTAATAGCTTTTATTTTTTTTGGTTGCGGAGAACAAAAAACCCAAGAAATAAAATTAGAAATCAACACTAAAGCATCTTGGGGATTGGATGTACATGTTAGATTGATTGAAGTTGACAGTTGCGAATACATAGTATCAACAAGACACGGTGCTATAAGCACTATTCATAAGCAGAATTGTAAATTTTGTGAACAACGTAAACACAAACCAAATAACATGGCACAACAGACAGAAGAAGAAATGGAACAATATATGCAAAAGCTAATTGAAAAGTTTAAACAAGACCCGAAATGGGAACTTCAACAAGATTTTGGTAGAATGTTAATGAGGCACATTGATAGTTTTACAAACGAAGAAAGAGTTAGATATGAACAACTTAAAGAACTTCTAAAAGATTAAACATGGCACAACAGACAGCGGTGGAGTGGTTGATAAATAATCTTCCTGAAGATTATATTCTTGCGTTACCTTATGAATTATTAGAACAAGCCAAAGAAATGGAAAAGCAGGAGAAAGAAAAATGCTGGATAGCAGCATTAGAATATGGACTTAAAGTCTTAAAAACAGACGAAAATGCAAACTCTAAAGAAGCATTTGAACAATACTACACCCAAACCTACGGCAAATGAAAACTGTTATTTTAGGTGATACACACGGTCGCTCACTTTGGAAGTTAATCACACATCAAGAAAAAGATGCTGATAGAATCATTTTTATAGGTGATTATTTTGATTCATTTGATATATCAGGAGTTGAACAATTACATAACTTCAGAGAAATCATTGAATATAAAGAAACATCAGGTAAAGAAGTGGTATTACTAATAGGTAATCACGATTATCATTATTTTCCTGAAATTGGTTATACTGGTACAATTGGTTACCAAACAAGAATAGCACCTTCTATATCACAAATTATAGATGAAAATAGACACCATTTACAAATGGCTTATGGATTTGGAGAGTATTTATTTACTCATGCTGGTGTAAGTCCAGTATTTATGGATGAAGTGTTTGGTTCTAATGGTTGGTCTAAAGAAAATGTTGTAGTTGATTTAAATGAGCTGTTTAAACACAAACCCAAAGCTTTTGACTTTAATGGTTTTGAGTCTAGTGGTGATAATATAACACAAACTCCAATTTGGATTAGACCTAGATCATTAATGGTCTCTAATAAAAAACATGATAGATCATTAAAAAAAGATTATATACAAATAGTAGGTCACACTCAAGTAGTTAGACTTGATCTTGATACAGCTATTAAAGCAATGGGAGGCAGATATTATTTAATTGATTGTCAAGAAACAACAGGAGAATATCTAATCATAGAAAATGATAAATTTAAAATAGGTAAAACAAGATAAATATGGGACAACAGACAGCGGTACACGAATTGTTTTTAAAGTGGTTGCATAGAGATTTAACAACAGAAGATTTTGAACAAGCTGAAGAAACACAAAAAATGAATATGGAGCTTACTTGGATAGAAGCATGTAAGTATGCACTTGATTTTATTAAAGATAATACTTCATTAGAATCAAAAGAAGCATTTCAGCAATATTACAAAAAAACCTACAAATAAAAATTAATACTATGGAAGAAATAAAAGATGAATCTTTAATGTATGATGACTTAAAAAAGGCATATATAGAAAACATTAAACAATATGTAGAAGAAAACGGAAATATGTTTGCTCATATTAGTGTTTTTGCTAAACATAAAAAAGATGATAAAAATGGTATTATACATATACCTATTAATGGAGAATTTCTTGAATCTGAAGAAAGTAAAGATAAATTTATTGATGAAATTGTTCCTAAAATAGCAAAAAAGATCAAAGAAGACTTTACAACTTATGGCGTTGCTTGGGTATCAGAAGCTTGGATTAGAAAAACAGATGCATCAAAAAAAGATGCTTTACAAAACTGGAAAAAAATACCTATTACTGGTGAGGTTTTATTAATTAGTATGCAATTTAATGATAGAAAAGATTTAATAACATTTGATATTGTAAGAAACGGTAAACAAGTAAATGATGATGGTGATTTAATAGATAAGGTAGAACTAATTGAGACAGATTTAAAAGGTGATAGTTTTAGTGGTAGACTTAGTGACTTATATGAAAAGTTTGTAATAGATTAAATTATAAATTATGCTTAGTAAGACTAATTGGCAAGATGTAAAAAAATTAATTTATGATGTTACATTTTCTGAAAAAGAATGGATAACTGAACAAAAAGCGTGTGATATTCTTGGTATACAAAAAGCAACATTACTAAGAAGAATTAGTAAAAATAAAATCACAAAAGATATGTATTGCAATACAACAATAAATAAACTTAGATTTTATAATAGAGAAGAAATTGAGAAATTAAAAAAAAATATCTAAATATATGTTTTTAAAGTGGTTTAAGAAAACTTTTAATTTAAAGAAAATAGAACAATTAGAGTCTGAGAACAAAGAACTTAAAGAAAAACTTGTTGAAAAGCAAGAACATATTAATAAAACCAATGCATATTGGAAAAAACGTATGTTTGACTTAAAAACAAGAAAATGATTATAGCTCTATTATCCGTAGTTGTTATAGATAACTCTTTGTAAATCAATTTGTAGAGCTTAGCTTTATAGTAAATATAAAGCGTTATGCTGTACCAGTTGCCAAATGGAAAGGTAATTGAAATAAGTACAGAACAATATTTAGAACTTACTGATGAGGAACTTGAGTATCTTATTGCGTATAATTACGGGGAAATTCTAGAAAATCCCTGGTTCGGATCCGTACTCAATAGTAGAGAATCAAGTTTTCAAAAAGAAGAAGTTCCTGATATTCTTCCAGACTTAATAAATATACCTGATGAAGATAAAATTAACTACTCGGATATAGACTATATACCCGAAGAAGAATAGTGTATTATTAATTGATTATCAAGCCTTTAGGAAATAACTTCCTAAAGGCTTTTTATTTTTAAAAAACAATTGTATGAGTAAAGTAGTAGTTACAGCAGACCAAAACGGTAATGTTATTGGTCAGTCAGAAAAAAATCCCGAATACGGTTACGTACGGGTAGAACAAGTTGGTACATTTATTAATGACCAAGGATGGTTACGTATAAGCAAACGTTCTGCATTGATAAAAGGTCTTGTTAAAGACTTACAACAAACTGGTTTTACAGCAGGTCAAGAACTTGATGGTAAAATTATTGTTGTAGAATCCTTGAGTCCTTTTAATCCTGATAATCCAGATCGTGATTTGAAACTTGCGGGAGAAACCGGTGTTATATGCCGTTATGATGATCAACCTATTTATCGTCAAACGTTCTTTACACCTAATATGAGTGCTTATGATACATTAATTGCTCATACTAATGCAGACGAGATCCGTGAAGTACAAGCAGCTCAAAGAACATTAGCTACAATGACAGCTAATACAGAGTTGTAATAATGTATTCTACAGTATTTAAAAGCCTAGGAGAAATCCTAGGCTTTTTTATTGTAGAAATCATTTATTTTATATAACTTCAATATAAATTTGTAGAACTATGCCTAATCAAAATAAAACAGTATCTGCAAATAGCAGAGGTATAGTGATTTCTTTTACAGATATTAATAAACACAAGTATGTGCCTTATTCTAATAAACTTGTACAAGAAAGACAACTAGAACCTAAACCAAAGTATCAACACATTGAAAAATCGGTATTTAATGCACAGCAACAAAAACTTTATGCACTTTCTATTTATGGATTAAGTGTTTATAATAAAGAAGAAATACAAAAAATACCAGCTGAAGAGAGAAGTACAATAATTAAAAACTATAATAAAATTCAAGCTTTCTTAAATAAATGGAAGCAAGAAATAGTAGAAGCTAGAACAAATAAAATACTTCTTTCAATATTTCATAACTCAAAAATTATTAAAAAGTTTTGTTCTATAAACGGATATGATAACTTTCATACAGATAGACATACGTTTAAAGAACTAGGACTTACACAAAAAGTTATAGCTGAAAGATTAGTTAAAGAAGGTTTATTACCTACTAACTTTTTTCAATTAGTATAACTATTATATCATTTATAAAAATAATTATGGAAACAATTTTTATTGCAAACGGAGATGTACAATTAGCTATAGTGCCAAAAAACGAAATAGAAAAAATGCTATTGAAAAAATTAGTTGAATCTGGACCTGTTGAATTTGAGATTTCATCTAAGCCTCTTAATATATTAACTAAATCAGTTAATGACGTATTAATAATTAAACCAAAAGAAAAACTACTTAACATTGAAGAATTTCAAGAACCTGAAGATTTGTAGTGGATGTAATCTACCTAAACCTATATGGAAATCAGTAGGTAAAAAAGATAAGTATTGTAAAAATTGTTGGTATGATATAGAAAAACCTAAAGCAATAGCTCCTATTTCTGAAAAGAAGAAAGAGGAAATTAGTACATATAGTAAGCTTAGAAGTGCTTTTCTATTTTTAAAATCACATTGTGAAGCAAAACTTATAGGATGTACAGGTGCAGCTACAGATATTCATCACAAAAAAGGTAGAATTGGTGATAATTATTTAGCTATAGGAACATGGTTAGCTGTTTGTAGAAACTGTCATTCTTGGATAGAACTCAATCCAGAAGAAGCTAAAGAACTTGGTTTATCAGAATCACGCTTAAATAATGAAGAATAAGCCATCCATACCACCACAGTATTTTTAAATAAATTTGGTTAGATGACATGGATATTGTATATTGTATTATAAACAGTATACATTATGAAAAAGTACATTTACCAACCAGGTGATAAAGTGACCTCTTATTTTACATATATAGAAGAGGATAAAGAAAAAAGCACAAGTAACCACAGATACATGAAAGTAAAATGTCTTTGTGGTACTGAAAAAAGCATAAGAACTGATTATGTCCCTGTAGATGTAGGTTGTCATAAATGTGGTCAAATTAAAAGAAGATCTACATTTAGTAATAAGACTAAAGAATCTATCATTAAGTCTTTATATAACTCATATGCAAAACAAGCTACAAAAAGAAGTTATACATTTGATATAACTTATGAAATCTTTAAAAAATTTATTTTTAAAGATTGTTATTATTGTTCAACCCCACCTTCTAATACAGCAAAACAAAATTATAGGTCATTAACTTATAATGGTATTGATAGAGTAGATAACTCTGAAGGATACCATAATGATAATATTGTACCTTGTTGTGGAGAATGTAATTGGATGAAGAATAAACTTAGTAGGGATCAGTTCTTAGACAAAGTAAAAAAAATTTATAACAATTTAAAACTTTAAAAATGTCCCACCCACTGCATCATGCTATTTCAAGTCAGAAAAAGCATAAAGGAAAGATTGAGGACTATCTTCCACTCCATAATTGGTTTGATGAAACCAAGAAATCATACCCTGATATGAAACATAGAGCATTACGTCATCATTCAGAAGGTATATTCTGGGCTGAAGAAAAATTTGGTGTATACATAACCAATAGTGATGGTAAAATGATTCCAACTAGGGTGTTGGGAGAACAACACATCATGGAAGATATAGGTTTTATACCTACTATTAAACAATACTTAGATTGTATGTCTACCGAAGGTTGGATGTATAAGCCAGGAGACGGTAGAAAACTTTTACAAGAAATAAAAGATCAAAAACTAGATTACGTAACAACAAACCTTTAAAAATGGCAAAAGAATTATTAACAAATCAAGATCTAATAAATTGGTGTGATAAACAAGTAGAAGAAGGCCACGAACTTTCCTTACACTGGGAAGGTGGTGGTGACTCTGGTTGGGTATACTTTAAAATAGATGACGATGAAATAAGTGAATCTGCAGATAATAGTTTTACAGAAAAACTTATTTCACTAATGTATGACCAACTTGATTATGGTTCATGGGCTGGTGAATTTTCTGCTTCTGGTCAAGCTGTGTATGATGCAAAATTAAAAGCTTTTGTAGGTATAGATTATTATGGTGAAGATAATAGTGAGGTTTATGACTATCCAATTAAGATTAAAATACCTGAAAATCTTTGGTTTGATGCAGTAAACATACATATTGAATCTGAAAATGAAGGTGACACTAATGTAGAAATAGCATTTTCAGTCCGTAATGGATTTTTAACAGATGAACATGAAGTAATAGCAGAAAAAATATCTACTCAAGTAGTAAAACATATTGATAAAGCTATTATTAATTTTCAAGATAATCCTGAGAATAATACATTTCGTAGTATATGGCAAGAGGAAAGATTCAATCGTAATGAATTAATGAAAAAAGATGATACTTTAATTATGATAATATCTCAAATATCTATGGGTACAAGTGTAACTGAAGAAAAAGACGTTTATTTAGAATTAAAATCTGATAATAATGAGTAAAATAAATTATGCTAATCTTACTTATACTGTTAATGGCAGAGAAGGATACATACTTACTGAAGCTTTACGTCTTTGGAAGACTAAATACATAAATGACTTCAAAGATTTTGAAAAAGACGTAATTACCCACGAAAGACTTCATGACTTCAGAGATTTTGTCAAAGAAGTATGGGATAGTATAGAACCTGTAACTATAGAAGATGCATTTAAACAAGTAAATACTGAAGCCAGAAGAACATATTTTGATGCCATAGGTATACAAAAAATATTCAAAGAACTTGGACCAGAACTTAAAGACCGTCAAATAATAAAGAAAAAACGTACAAGATGGGATGATAAAAACACTGAGTATGAATATGAATTTGAAGATATCTATGAACTATATCAAATTGATGGTAAAAAGCTATTTGGTTCAGATAGATGGGGTAACCCAGGTAATCCTGTATTTGCTGTAAGATGTTGGTGTACAACAACAAACAGAGAATACTGGCTTTATGTATCTATTGAAGCTGCTACAGGTCAAAGATGGTGGTCTGTTAGTTCTATTCCTAAATATGATGCTATTCAAGCTATAGCTTGGACCATACGTTTAGATATAAGCGATCCTGAAAGAATCTATCGTCAAGGTGATATTATAGTAGCAAAAAAGAGTGATAAGTCTAAAGATGTTAATCCTTATCATCTAAATAAAGAACAATATCTTGACTTAATGTATTCTGAAACATAATAAAAAGTATTTTTTAACAAAAACTATAAAACAATGAAAAACAAAGCAAAACGTATAGTACTTGGAGAAGGTGAAGTCATTGGACACAAGCATATACTTGAATCTGAAAAAGATATTAAGTATACTGAATCTGCTGACAGTATCACTTTTATGCTTAATTCAATGGGTATTCTTACACATGATGAACATGACCGTATGGTATTTGGACCAGGTGAATATAAGTCATATAACCAAGTAGAATTTAACCCGTTTGATAATACTGTAACAAGAGTATTTGATTAAATTTTTTAAAATTGCAGAGATCCCAGAGTGTTTGCATTTTACCTTGTACCCTTGCCTCGGGGTTGGTTTAGACATAGATTACTTGACTTTTGTTAAACATACTAACTGGGAATTGTTTAATTTAAAACAATAAAGTAATCAGGGGGGTTTAGCTGTACCAGAACAGCTAATTTTTTATTATAAAAACAAGAATGTATAACTAAAAAACAGTTATGTGAAACAAAAAAATACAAGAGATATTATACAAGCTGAGTGTTTAGAAGTAGCTTTAAAATATAAACGAGCAGGCTTGGCTGTGAGTATGGGAGTAGGTAAAACTTTAATCGGTCTTAAATACATAGATCATTTTCAGCAAGAAAATATGAATAAGTTAAATGTTTTAATAGTTGCACCTAAACTTAGCATATTTGATAGCTGGAAATCTGATGCTGAAAAGTTTAATATAAATATAGAAGATGCTGATTACAGCACTTACTTATCTTTAAATAAACTTAATCCGCACAATTATGATTTAGTAGTATTAGACGAATGTCACAGTCTTTTAAGTTCTCATGAAACATTTTTAGCTAATTATAAAGGAAGAATATTAGGACTAAGTGGTACTCCACCAAGATATTCTAATAGTGAAAAAGGTCAAATGGTAAGTAAATACTGTCCTATTATGTACACTTACTATACAGATGATGCAATAGATGATTCTATTTTAAATGATTATAGAATTATTGTACATAAGATGCCCTTAAACGCAGCTAATAATATTCCTGTAACTGTAAAAAGTAAGAACACAACTTTTTATACATCAGAAAAAAAGAACTATGACTATTGGACTAAACGTATTATGGAAGCTCAGACTAAAAAACAAGAGCAAATAGCTTCTGTAATGCGTATGAGAGCAATGATGGACTATAAAACAAAAGAAGTGTACACTAAAAATCTATTAGAAAATATAGAAGATAAATGTATTGTATTTTGTAATACCCAAGCCCAAGCAGATAGAGTGTTTCCTTATTCTGTACATTCAGAGAATCCAGAATCAGAAACAAACCTGGAAATGTTTAAGAAAGATGAAATAGATGTACTTTCTTGTGTTTTACAGTTGAATGAAGGTGTAAACATACCTAATTTAAAAGCAGGTATTATTATGCATGCGTATGGTAATGAAAGAAAAGCATCTCAACGTATAGGTAGATTGTTAAGACTAAATCCAAAAGATAAATCTACAGTGCATATACTCTGTTATAAAGACACTGTAGATGAAAGATGGATAAACGAAGCACTTAAAGATCTAGACTCTACAAAAATTAAATATTTTGATGTAAAAATATCTAACTATGAATCTACAACATTTTAATGGTAAATACATAAAAAAAGAAGGAAAGTTAGAATTTTTAACACTAGCAAGTGCTAAACAGTTTGAACTTTTTCTTTCTAACATGGCGGAAGGACAAATTGTAGAAGTATTTTATGAAGAGCAGCATGATGATGGTACACTGCCTCAACTAGCTAAAATACATGTGCTAATTAAGCAATTAGCCATGCATATAGGTGAGACAGTAGAGAATATGAAGTTGTTAATTAAAGATAGAGCAGGATTGTGTATAGCAAGAGAAGTTTCTGGAAAAGAATACTTCTTAGCTAAAAGCTTTGCTGAATGCTCAAGAGAAGAACTATCACTAGCTATACAAGCAGCTATAGAAATAGGTGAAGAAGTAGGATTTATTTTGCATTAGAAGAAAGACTATCTAAGTCTGTCTGATCAGCTAATCCTTTTTCTACAGCAATTTTTTCCATATATTGAATCATATATGCTAAAAAAGCATAGTGCTCAACCCATTCGTCTTCAAAATCTCTTTTAACAATTTTTTCATAAGCTTCTTTAATATCTTCTTCAGTTTTATCTGCAATAAGAAATAATAGAAGTTTTTGAAAACTCACTAAAGTGTTGCCTCCCACTGTAATATCAAAAATAACATCGTTTTTTATTGTAGTGTAAGTAGACATATAATATTTTATTTTTACAAATTTATAAAACTTTTATGACAGAAACTATAGATATAGAAGATATTAAGAAAAAACTTATAGAAAAACTAACTCCATCAGGATGGTCAAGAAAGCTAAGAGGGTTTGTAATGTCAAGTGACTTTGATAAGATCATAGAAGGACTAGTTAAAGAAAAAGAGAATGGTAAAAGATTTACTCCTCCTCTTAAATATGTATTTAAAGCATTTGAAGAATGTGCTGAGAAAGATCTTAAGGTGGTTATCATTGGTCAAGATCCATATCCCCATTTTGGTGTTGCAGATGGAATAGCATTTTCTTGCGGACTAACAGAAAAAGCACAACCTAGTCTAAAGAATATATTTGATGCTATAGATGCCACTGTATATGAAGGAGTACCTCGTAAAGAACATGATTTAGATTTGTCTAGATGGTCAAGACAAGGTGTGCTTCTTTTAAACACAGCTCTCACTACACAAATAGACAAGGTAGGAACCCATTATGATATATGGAAAGACTTTATTATGTATACACTAGACATGTTAAGTCTTACAAATTCAGGATTAATATTTATACTACTTGGTGCTAAAGCACAAGAGTTAGAATCAGTAATAACTCCTGCTCATTATGTTCTTAAAGCTAGTCATCCTGCTTCTGCAGCATATACTAAAACAACATGGGATTGTAATGATGTATTTAATAAAGCTAACGAACTATTAGTTAAAAACAACGGTGCTGAGTATAAAATTCAATGGTAATAATAAATTAAAAAAAACAAAACTATGGCAGTAAACAAAGTGGATCTTTATGTATCCCAAATTTTAGAAGATTTAAACAATGGTCTAACTTGGTTAAAACGTGATGACCTAGGATATGGAAGCATTCAAGAGAAGTACAATGCTAAAGACCAACAAATTGCAATGATCAGAAAGCATCCTGCTCTTAAAGAAGCTGAAACTAATGTAACAGTATTTAATGTTATTGATGATACAATAGACACTAAACAAGCTGTAACCACTAAACAAGAACCTGTAAAAGAAACTGTTTCTAATCAAGATGCGTTAATTGACAAAGTGGATGAATTAGCAACATTTATGAATCTATAATATGAGTAGACAAAATAGACCTAGTCCATCTATAAGTGCAACTACTCAAGCGGTTGGAACAGTTATGACAGGTAATGATGGTAGAAATTGGTATGTAGCACAAAATAGTAATGGAGTCCAAAGATGGGTTCAAATAGGAACTACTTCAACATCTATACCTATTTCAAAATCAACATTACAGAGTATGAATAGTTCATCAACTACAGTTAATTCAGAAAATTTTCCTAAGTTTAAAGTGGGAGATAAAGTAAAGATAACACATTCAGGAGCGGGTTGTGGTAAAGAAGATTTAGGAAATATAGTTGAA